TGAAACAGCCGTGGGCAATGGTCAACCGACCACGGACGATACTATATTGGACCCAGATACTATGCCGATAGGAGCTATGGTAGTAACTCCATATTACAATCCCGCAACAGGCGAAACTTTTGACCAAACAAATACTGCACAGCCTGTTCCAGAAGGATTTATACCTGTTCCAGAAGGAGGCATCCCTACTACAACAGAAGCCCCCGCACAACCCGATTTCATGACTCAGCTAAACGAACTTATAGCAAGTATGCAAGCTGAGCAAACAGCAGCAGCCGAACAAGCTGCCGCTGCAGAAAAACAGAGACAAGAACAAGTCGCTGCGATGACACAAAATTATATGGTTGGACAACCAGCCGTAGGTTATAACCCGTACGAAAGTGGACAGTATCAAAACAATCCATACGGTCCTGCTGGCGTACCTGCTATGGGCGGAATTACAACTATACCCGTCCCTACAGCGTATAACCCTAACCCTTATCCACTAGGAGGAGCAACATAGATTTACTACAATTCGCGACCGCTGCACTGCGCGCCATAGATGAAAAAGAACAGCAACTTCAACAAATACTCTCAAATGGTGAAACTAAAGATTGGGAGCATTACAAGAATCTGACTGGTCAAATCGAAGCGTTAAATTACGTTCGCGAAGAAATTAGACAACTAATGAAAAACCAGGAGATATACGATGCCTAATCCAAGCACTTTAGCCATGGAAGAAAAATGGAAAAAAGATGCAGAAGAAAAATCTGCTCTAGAAAAAGCCTATCAGTCAGGTAAAAAAGAAAGCGATGCAACCACGCTCGACCCTGACAAACTAGACTCAAAACTACTAGATCAACTGCCATCACCTACAGGGTGGAGGATAATGATATTACCATACAAAGGTCGAGGTAAAACGGACGGAGGTATTGTCCTTACAAGTGAAACTGTTGAGAGACAACAGGTAGGCACACTTCTTGGCTATGTATTAAAAGTCGGACCACAAGCGTACGACGGAGAAAGATTTTCTACTGGCCCTTGGTGTAAACCAGGAGACTGGGTATTGATTGGAAGATACTCAGGATCAAGGATACAAATTGAGGGCGGAGAAATAAAACTGTTGAATGATGATGAAATCATCGCAACGGTTCCAGACCCAGAAGCAATTCTGCATCAATTTTAATAACCATGGAGAACGACCATGCCTGAGCATAAACTAAATATGAACGCAGCCGAAGAAACAGTACCTTTAGACGATACTGGCCCTGAGGTAGACGTAGATATAGATGAAGGTGGAGCTTTACCTATTGATCCGAAACAACCCGAAAAACCTATATTAGGGGACGAGGGAGCTGCGGAAGTAATACCAGAGCCCGAATTAGAAGAAGCAAAAGCTGACGATCACGAAGAATACAGTAAAAGTGTAAAGAAACGTATCGATAAACTTACTGCTAAACTAAGAGAAGCTGAAAGAAGAGAACAAGCAGCAACGCAATACGCACAAAACGTAAAGAAAGAGAACGAAACATTAACGCAACAAAAAACTAATTTAGACAGTAATTACATCGTAGCTGAGGCCAACAGGATTTCAGCTGAAACCGAAGCAACGAAAAATCTTTTAAGAAAAGCTAACGAAGAAGCAGACATCGAAGCACAAACAAACGCACAACAAAAACTAGCAGCTCTTGCTGTTGAAGCTCAACGTGTACAAGCTTTAAACCAAGAGCGCACTGCACAAGCAGCGCAACCCCAACAGGTAACACAAGATATATTAACGGAGCCAGAATCACAGCTACAAGAATATTCTGAACCAGATCCTAAAGCTCAAGCGTGGGCAGACGAGAACCCTTGGTTTGGAAATGATAAAGCTATGACCATGACTTCGTTTGCTTTTCACGAAGATTTATTGTCAGAAGGGTTTGACCCAGCAAGCGATGAATATTATAGTGAGATAAATAACAGGATTCGGAAAGAGTTTCCTCATAAGTTTAACGGAGAAGAAACTCAAACGAACCAACCCGCTCAGACGGTTGCACCCGCAAAGCGAAGTGCAAAACCAGGGCGCAAAACTGTGAGACTCACACCCTCACAGGTTGCAATAGCAAATAAATTGGGTGTGCCTTTAGAAGAGTACGCGAAATATGTTGAATAACGTGGAGCAACTAAATGACTGATAACAATGAAAAAGTAGACGAAAATCGTCAACCACGCGAAGCCCAGACTCGTGAGAAACAATCTGCGAGAAAACCATGGGCACCCCCATCTGCTTTGGACGCACCTACCCCACCTGAGGGTTACGTTCATCGTTGGGTAAGACTAGAAATTAGAGGACAGGACGATCGTAAGAACGTTATGTCTAAAATGAGAGAAGGATGGGAGCCTGTGAGAGCAGACGAATATCCTGACTTCGAGTCTCCAACAATTGATGAAGGTAAGTTTGAAGGCGTTATAGGTGTAGGCGGATTAATACTATGTAGGATTCCTATTGAAACTGTACAGGAAAGATCTGAATACTTTGCGAATAAAACGCAAAGCCAGATGGACGCTGTAGATAACGATATGATGAAAGATGGTACGCATCCAAGTATGTCTATAAGCAGACCAGAAAGACAGTCGCGCGTAACAATTGGTGGAACTCAAGGTTCGTCAAACAACTAAGAGTTCTTTATATTAATTCTTGTAAATTAGAGAAAAGAATATGGCAAATGTAGATAAAGCCTTTGGTTTAAAACCTTATAAAGGTCTCAATGTCGGTTCAGCCGTTCAAGAAGCTAATAAATATAACATTAATCCATCAGGATATGGCACAAGCATCTTCCAAGGTGACTTGACTATATTCAACGGAGGATACATCGAAAGATCAGCAGCTAGTTCTGCTAATAACGTAGGTGTTTTATCCCATGTTTTTTATACAGCTACTGACGGAACTCCCACTTTTAAGAATTACTATCCAGCATCTACAACGGCACTTGGAAGCGGAGACATAGAAGCTTACATCTATGACGACCCTAATCAATTGTTTGTTGTCCAAGCGGATGGTGCTTCAACTATCGCAGCTATCGGCAGAAATGCTGATACTGATGGTATTGGTGGTAGTACAACAACTGGCGTTGCTACTCGCGAGCTCGACTCTAGTACACTAGCAACAACTCAAGCACTACAGCTTAAAGTTGTGGGCGTAGTTCAAGATGATAAAAACGGAGACCTTTCAAGTAATAATGCGAACTTAGTTGTTCTCATTAATGAACATGCTTATAGAGGTCCTGTCGCTGGAACATAAGGAGTAAATTAGATGGCAATTTCTAGAGGACAATTAGTCAAAGAGTTACTTCCAGGTCTAAACGCGTTATTTGGTCTTGAGTACGATAGATATGAAAACGAACATGAAGAAATTTTTGACGTTGAAAATTCTGATCGTGCTTTTGAAGAAGAAGTAATGCTAACAGGCTTTGACCAAGCACCCGTTAAATCAGAAGGAGCTGGCGTAGCGTTTGATTCAGCCCAAGAGGCTTTCACGTCACGTTATACCCACGAAACCATAGCTTTAGCGTTTAGCATCACAGAAGAAGCGGTAGAGGATAATTTATATGACCGATTATCGGCCAGATACACTCGTGCGCTTGCAAGAAGTATGTCAAACACTAAACAAGTAAAAGCTGCAGCTGTATTGAATAATGCTTTCAATTCAAGCTTCCCTGGTGGCGATGGGAAAGAACTTTGCGCAACAGATCACCCAACTGTAGGTGGTCCTAACTTGAGCAATGAACTTTCGACATCTGCTGACCTAAGTGAAACTTCACTTGAACAAGCATTAATCGATATTGCAGCCTTCACTGACGAGCGTGGTTTGAAAGTAGCTCTACAAGGAACGAAATTAATCATTCCTAAAGAACTACAATTCGTAGCTGATAGAATATTGGAGACACCAGGCAGAGTTGCTACGTCTGATAATGATATTAACGCCATGAGAAACATGGGTATGATCCCTGAGGGTTATACAGTTAATCACTATCTGACTGACACCGATGCCTTTTTCATTAAGACTGATGCACCGAACGGTTTCAAAATGTTTAATCGTTCACCAATCAGAACTTCAATGGAAGCTGACTTCGATACGGGTAACGTTAGGTACAAAGCTAGAGAAAGATACAGCTTTGGATTCTCGGATCCACGTTGCGTCTTTGGTAGCCCAGGAGCATAAGACTAACTCAGTATATGGAACCCTGCTGGGGGTTTCTAACTCAACCCAGCAACCTTATCTTTTTCTACACAACCCTATTTTTTTCTGATACGATAATCTCATACCGAGATAATTTGTTATACCAACTGACTCGGCAGACTCACTCCAAGATGGTGTAACACATTTAGTTAGGAGAAAAATATGGCTAAATCAACATTTTCAGGACCAGTCAGATCTTTGGCTGGATTTATAACAGCGGGAAGTACGTCTGTTGTTAGCTTAACAGCTGACACTTCACTTACAGTAGCTGCACACGCAGGTAAAGTTCTTACTTGTAATGATGCAGATGGTAAATTTACTTTACCTTCAATTGTAGCTACCACTCCAAGTGACTCTACTGATCCAAACCAACTTAATAATCTAGGAGCTAGTTTCTTCTTTGTAGTAGAAACTGCAGCTACAGATATGGATATTAAAACAGATGGAACAGATAAGTTTGTAGGTGGACTTTACACTGGTAAAGATGATGCTACAGGGAAAACTTTCATATCTGGCGCGTCTAATGACGTAATCACTATGAATGGTTCAACTAAAGGTGGACTAGCTGGTAGTATCGTAAAAGTAACTGCAATGGCTTCTGCGAAGTATGCTGTTGAAGGAATCATTTTAGGTTCAGGAACTATAGTTACACCATTTGCTGACGCTTAATAGGAGACTAATATGAGTTCAGATGTAAAAGCATCCGTTCCTTTAACTAGCTCAGGACAGCTTCAAGGTTATATTGGAGCATCAGGAGCTGGAACTGCTACTAATTTAGGCTCAGTAAGAATACAGTCTGTACAAGCTCAATCTAGCGATGCTGATGCACAAATCATTATTTATGATGGCACAGGTG